CGAGCGCCTCACCTACGTCATGGAGTTCACCGGGACCCGCGCCGCGCTCTTCGCGCTCCGCGAGTACATGACCGAGAATCGGATCATCTTCAAGGTGATCGAGAAGACGGCGTAAGCCCTACGGGGAGAAGGAGGATAGATGACGGTAAATGAAAGGGTCGTCACCCTGGAGACGATCAACGGCGGGGCGGTCCTAGACCTCTTCACCGAAGAGTTCGAGAAGCTGATCGACAACGTGGCCGACGGTAACACCGAGCCGGACAAGGTGAGGAGTATCACCATCAAGGTTTCGGTCAAGCCATCGAAGAATCGGGAGATGGCGGCGACTAAGGTCGAAGTAACGAGCAGGCTCGCACCGCTTAAACCGAACGAGGCGACAATCGTGTTCTCGTCCGACGGTACTAAGGTCGAGGCCTTCACGACGGCGCAGGGTAAACAGCAGGCGCTACCCGGCATGGACCAGAACGTACGGCCGTTCCCTGCGGCGGCAGGAGAAGGGAAATGATGGACAAATCAGCGGTAGAGGCAATCGCGGAACTCGAGGACAAAAACAAGACCATCGAGGTCGGCGGGAGAACCTTCGCGCGCCGCGACTTCACGCCGATCCAGTACATCCCGCGCCCCGAGCCTCTCACGGGGAACACCCTCGTCGGACTCCTTCGATACATTGAGGCGAACCCGGACGGATCTATTCTTGCCGACTGCATGGTGAGGATCGTCGACCACGCGACCGTCGAGCTTGTTGAGAAGTGCAAGTACGACGACCTCGGAAGAACGGTCTACTACCGCGCCGTCCTCGACCAGAAGCTCCCCGTGTTCCCGTTCGACAATTTCATTGACCAGGAGGCCTTCATCATCAAGGCGCGGGCTCTTTTCGAGCAGTCGGACGACCTCGACTCGATCATCGGACTCGTGAGCAAGGTCGTCGCCCAGGACGAGATCACAGGCGTGGACACTGGCCTCTCGCAGGCCGTGACCGTAAAAAAGGGAGTTGCGGGAGCGCTCACCGAAGGAGCGGTAACGAAGGGGATCTACGAGCTTAGGCCGTATCGTACCTTCCGCGACATTCCCCAACCGGCCGCGCGGTTCATTCTGCGCCTTCGCGCGAATGACGGTGACGTGCCAAAGGTTGCCCTCTTCGACGCCGAGGGCGGATCGTGGAGGTATAACGCGATCCAGACGATCCACTCGTACCTTGCGGAGAGCGAGATCATCAAGGAGGCGAAACTCCCCGTGCTCGCATAGCCGCCTGATGAGTCGCTGAAAGCGCGACGAAACGAGCCTACGGGCTCGTCGCGGAAGAGGAGAGGAGGAAGGAAATTATGGTTGACGTCAATCACGTACTACAGATCGGACGGCTCACCCGCGATGCAGAGCTCAAGTATACCTCCGGCGGGGCGGCAGTCGCGAAGTTCGCGATCGCGGTGAATCGGCGCCGTAAGAACGGCGAGCAGTGGGTCGAGGAGGCGGACTTCTACGACGTGGAACTCTGGGGCCGCTTGGCAGAGTCCCTCAACGCATACCTCGTAAAGGGGAAGCAGGTCGCCATCGATGGCGCGCTTCGCCAGAACCGATGGGAGCAGGACGGGCAGTCGCGCCAGAAGGTCTACATCCTCGCGGGGAACGTGCAGCTCCTCGGCGGCGGGCAGGGCGCCCAGCCGGGGCAGGGATCACCAGCGGCCCAGGGATCGCAGGGCGGGTATACGGCACGACAGCCCGCGGCGCAAGCGCAGCAGGCGGACGCTGAACCGTACAATCCGGAGGCCGACGGCGGGCCGGCCGACTTCCCGGACGACATTCCTTTCTAGGGGCGAGAGCATGACGAGCGAGCGGGACGGGTTAGGGAAGGTGCTCAAGGACTGGAAGGCGACGCGGGGGCCGCGTCAGCTCGAGATGATCTTCTGGAGACCGCCCTACCCCGTCGCCCGTCGTGCCTCGGCATATCAGCGGGGGATCGGCGGCGATCGCATGATCCCACGGATCACCGCGCAGGCGTAGGGGGAAGGCCATGATGAGAGCGACGCTTTTCGTGCTTCTTCTCTCCGTGCTCGTCCTTCTGCCCTCCGCGCGTGAAGTACCAACCGCCGCGCCGGCGGTGCCCGGTGAGGATGAGCTGACGATCTACCAGATCGCCGCCGCCCTCACCGGGTGCCCGGAGGAGGTGCTCCGGGGCATCGCCTTCGCGGAGTCGAGCTACCGCCCCGACGCAGTGGGAGACGACGGAATATCGATTGGGCTCTGCCAGATCAACGAGCGGTACCGGGCCGAGCGTGTCGCCAAGTGGGGCGAGTATAACCCGTGGTGCCCGCTAGACTCGCTCATCCTTACCGGGCGGATTTACGAGGAGAACCTCCGGATACTCGGAGACCAGGACCTCGCGATTGCCGCGCATCGACAGGGCGCCGCGGGGGTAAAAAGGGACGAGCCGGCGGGATGGTATATCGCGCGAGTACGGAGCGCGGGTAGACCCATTTGAAAAACGCCCTATAACCCGCAGGGCTGTACAGCGCTCCAACGTTCGGGGCCTGGGTGGTGTTAGGAGATGGCTATGGCAAAACGGATCGTTTTTTCGCTCTCCGACGAGCAGGTGGCCGAGTGCCTTCCGTTTGTCGACGAGGAGAAGTTCATCGGGTACTGCGCGAAGCAGGCGTTCCTCGAATGGGTTCGCCGGCGGAAGTCGCGGAGGACCAGGGCGGATCGTGAGAGTCGCCGGCAGGAGGGAGGTGAGGCATGAAGGCGATTATGGTCAACGGGCAGTTCTACGAATCTATTCGGCAGTTCACGCGCGAGAACGACATCCCCTACTACGTCGCCGCGAACGCGCTCCGGGCTAACCCGTTCCCTCTCTGGATCGATGGCTATTTCGTCGAGGAGGCGACGCCCGAGCAGGTCGATCGGTTCTCGGGCTCGATCCCGCGCCCGGCCCGTCCGATCAAGGTCGAGGTCCCGCGCGTCGGGGCGAATGGAAAGCGGGCGCCGCTCATCCCCGCCCCGATCACCGTCGGGATCAGCACGACCTGGGGCGTGGCATGAAATTCTCGTCGCCGATCAATCTCAAGCAAGGCGGCGTCGACTGGTTCAAGGTCCGCCCAGTGAACCCGGGGGACGCGGCGCTCTTTCGACGAATGATCGCCAAGGGGCGGGACGGCGAGGCGTCGGTGTTCGACTCGTCCTTCGAGATCGCCGAGCGGAAGCGGTCGTTCGACCAGCTCAAGGCGGCGTGGGTGCTTATCGACGCCATCTTCCGGAGCGATAGCGAAGGGCATCGCCGCGGGACGGCCGAGGAGCTGTACGACCTTTACTTGGCCCTACTCGACGCCTACGCGATGAAGACGCCGAGCCGGATCACGGGCAACCTTCGGCCGATTCATATCTCGAAGGACGACCCCGAGTGCACGACAACGACGGCGGCATATTTCATCGAGGGGCTCATGATCCACCTAGCGACGTTGTGCCATCTTCCAGACACCACGGAGGCCGAGGTCCGGGGCATCATGACCCAGTGGATCGCCTGGCGCGGCGGACTCGAGGAGGACCCGCTTGACGACGTGGGCGAGATGGAGTGGCGCGAGCGGCACCTCCTAAGCGAGGCGAGCGGCCGGCCTGGGGACATCCAGCGGGCCCACCTCGTTTCACGCGGGGCCGACAAGCCGGACATCGAGGCGGGGTGGAACTGGGTCGCTCTGCTACCGGAAGAACATGAGCTACAGCATCACGCGGGGTGGGAGGCATTCCTCGCAAAATACCCGCACCTTCGGGGGCGGCACGAGCGAGCCAGGCGGAGGGCCGGGAAGCTCGGGTACGAGATCGTGGAGGACTGACGTGAAGGTCTACATCGCGGGAAAGATCACCGGTGACCCGGACTACTGGGATAAGTTTCAGCGCGCGGCCGTTAAGATACGGGCCGAGGGGCATAAGGTAATTTCGCCGACGTGCCTCCCCGATGGGCTCGCGTGGGATGATTATATGCACGTCTGCTACGCGCTAATTGACGTTGCGGCCGCCGTATTCTTCCTCGCTGACTGGGAGGACTCGCGCGGCGCCACCGAGGAGCACCGCTACGCGCACCACGTCGGGAAGGTCGTGTGGTACGAGGCGGCGAAGGCGGTGACAGCATGAACGAGATCAGCCGCGAGTCTTTCGTGTTCTACCGCAGCTTCTACGAGTCACTCTCGGAGCTCTCGGACGAGTCCATCGCGAAGTCCCTTCGCGCCATCTGCGAGTACGCTCTCGATGGGACTGTGCCCACCCTATCGGGCGTCGAGAAGGCGGTCTTCGTGCTCATCAAGCCGCAGATCGACGCGAATAACAAGCGATACATCAACGGGAAGCACGGAGGAAGGAAGCCGAAACAGAACCAAGAGGAAACCGAACCGGAACCGAACCGGAACCAAGAGGAAACCGAACCTGAAGCTAATGCTAATGTAAATGCTAATGTAAATGTAAATGTAAATGCTAATGCTAATACGAATACGGAAGAGGCTCCGGGGTTTTTTGGTCGGCCTTCGGCTCTACCTGCTCATGGCGGATCGAAGCTCATCGAGGAAGCTCGGAACCTCTGGAACTTACTCGGGGCGGCCCCTGCGGAGCGGTACACGGTGCTCCAGTTCCGGCCGAATGACATCCGCGACTGCCTCGCGACCGTTTCGCAGTTCTCGATGGACGAGATACGCGAGGCGCTCGAGACGTACCTCGCCTTACTCAAGAGCCCGGATCATTCGGTCGCCGATTACCCGTACCGCTCGTTCGCCGCGTTCATGCGTAAGGGTGTCGCGAAGTTCGTCTCGAGCGCGGACCCGTGGAACACGACGAAGCGAAAGGCGGCGCCGGTGGCCGCGGGGAAGGCCGGCCTGGTGCAATGGCCGAAAGGAGGTGTCAATGCGCACGGTTGACGAGTTCATGGGCGAGCTTGTGAGCTACTTCGGAGGCTTCCGGACCGATGGCGTGATGCACGATATCGCGAACGAGCTCGCCTACATCGCGCCGGGGGATCTCGACCGGCTCATGCGGCAGCTCAAGCTCTCGCTCCCGGCCGCCTACCCTCCCGATCTCAAGGCGATCGCGGACGCGATCAAGGCGGCGAAGATCGAACCGCTCAACGACCCGGCGCGCGAGCGCGTGTGTCCGAGCTGCGGCGGGAAGTGGTACTCATCGGGCGTGTGCCCGTGGTGCTGCTACGATCCCGACTGTGGGGAATCGCCGGAGGAGTGGCGGGCGTTCGTCGAGGCGCACCGGGCCGGGAAGGTGGAGCGGATAGACGTCGGCGGGATACTGCGCGACCTCTATGCGAGTAAGCGCGTCCTAACGGACGAGATGTAGTGGTGGATATGCTCATGCCAACCCATGAGGACGTAAAAGCGCGGATGCTTGAGAAGCACGGGTACCTCTGACGATTTACTAACTTTTCCTATTGCCAGAATAAAAAAAAGGGGATAGGGTGTCCTTGAGAGCGATCGCAAGGACACCACCCTTCCCCGCTCTTTCTACGCCTGACCACTCGCCGATACCCACTCGCTCGAAAGAGCGCAGGAGTGGGACATGGACGAGAACACCCCCAAGACAAACGAAACGGGTAATACCCGCATATCATACTCGAGCATCATCCGACCCGCTTTGAGAATAGCGCCGGCCGGGCTACTCATCATAGTTGCTATCCTTCTCTGCTCAGGCGTCTTCGGCGCGATAGGCCTCGCCCTTCGTGTCGGCAAGTGGATGGTACTCCAGGGCGCGGTGAGGTAAGGGGCCGGGATGCAGGCGAAGAAGACCGCGACCAAGAAGACCTCCTCGAAACCAGCGACAAAGAAAGGCGCCGTGGACAACGCGTCCACCAAGAAGACGTCGCCGCGGAAGTCCGGGGCTACCAATACGTCCAAGAAAGCTCCACGCAAAGCGGCCGCCACCAAGAAGCGCACCACACGCGCCGCCGGTAAGTCCGAGGACGCCGAGGGGAAGCCGCCCGTAGAGCACCGCCCGGTAGGTAAGCCGCCGATCAACGACCCGAACGACGTCGCCGCTGTAGAGGACCGGATCAACGCGTTCTTTGAAGAGTGCACCGCCGGGAAGCGGAAGGCGACCTTCTGTGGCCTGGCGCTGGCGCTGGGGTACCGGTCCCGGACGTCGTTGTGGGAACACGCCAAGGCGAACGAGCCAATTTCCGAACCCATTAACACAGCGATGCTCATGATCGAGGACCGGTACGAGGGGAAACTCGACACCGCGAACTCCTACGGGGCGCAGTTCGCCCTCCAGAACCGCGGCTGGAAAACCACGCAGGTCGTCGAGACCGAGACCCCCTCGCAGACCCACGTATACCTTCCCGAGAATAACCGGTGGCGCGCATGAAAGAGCTCCGCCCGCAGGCCGGCCCCCAGGAAGACTTCCTCGCCTCCTCCGCCGATATCGCCATATTCGGCGGCGCCGCGGGGTGCGGGAAGACCTTCGCCCTGCTCATGGAGCCCCTGCGGAACACCCACATCCCCGGATTCGGTGCCGTGTGCTTCCGCCGCTCCATGCCGCAGATCACGACTGAGGGCGGACTGTGGGACACGGCCCGCTCCATGTACGCCCAGCTCGGGGCCGACTTCATCGAGAACCCCTACCGCGCCCGATTTCCGGCCGGCACGAAAGTAGAATTCCATCACCTGCAGTACGACGAGACGGTCCGCTCCTGGGACGGCTCGCAGATCCCGCTCGAACTCTACGACGAGCTCCAGCATTTCACCGAGTACCAGTTCTTCTACATGCTCTCCCGCAACCGCTCGACCTGCGGCGTCGTTCCGTACGTCCGGGCGACCTGCAACCCCGACCCGGACTCCTTCCTCCGCCGGTTCCTCGCCTGGTGGATCGACGACGAGTCGGGCTTCCCGATCCCCGAGCGGTCCGGAGTCATCCGCTGGATGGTCCGCCTTAAGAACGAGATCCACTGGGCCGACTCCCGGGAGGAGCTCGTTGAGCGTTTCGCCGGAACCTACGCCCCCGATGAGATACAGCCCAAGAGCGTGACCTTCATCCCGGCCCTCCTCGAGCACAACCAGGCGCTCCTCGCGGCGAACCCCGAGTACCGCGCGAACCTCCTTGCCCTCCCCGAGTACGAACAGCAGCGCCTTCTCTACGGCAACTGGAATGCCCGCCCCAAGGCCGGTGACCTGTTCCGCCGGAAGGACTTCACGATCGTCGAGCCGGGCACCGTGGTGCTCAAGCAGACGTTCCGCTACTGGGACCGCGCCGCGAGCGAGCAGACCGAGAAGCGCCCCGATCCGGACTACACCGTCGGCGCCAAGGGCGGCTTCGGTCTCGACGGATTCTTCTACGTCACCGACGTGGTGCGCTTCCGCGCTGGTCCCTACGAGGTCAAGGAGATGGTCAAGAAGACCGCCGCTCAAGACGGGCAGGCGGCCGAGATCGTCCTTGAGCAGGATCCGGGACAGGCAGGAGTCGCCGAGATCGCCGACTACATTCGCGCTCTTGCCGGGTACTCGGTGACCGCGGTACCGGCGCGCGCGGACAAGTTCACACGCTGGAAGCCGTTCGCGACTCATGCACGGGCCGGTAACGTCCGTCTCGTTCGGGGTCCGTGGAACGATGCCTTTATCTCAGAGCTCGAGGCGTTGACCGACGACCCGAGGGACTACGGACACGATGACCAAGGGGACGCCGCGGCGGGGCTTTTCAACCACGCGTCGTCCGGAGAAACGAGCTCGGGCGAGATCGGCGTCCTTTCGAGCTTTTAGGAGACGGGAGCATGAGTATATTCAGGCGTAAGAAAATACAGGCGACCGAGGGCTCGAAGCAGGACATGGATATTGTCGATGGCCTGACGTGGTCGCCGGTCTCCTCGGGCGTTCCCGGAACCTCCAACACGTACCGCTCGTACTCCGCACAGGTTGCCGAGACCTACCGCAAGTATAACGGCCAGGCAGAATGGGGTTCCTCTCAGATACGGACCGTAGTCGACACCCGCGTAGCCTTCATCGCGGGCGAGGGCGTCTCCATCTCCACGAACGACGAGGTCTTCGCCCAATGGGTCAAGACATTCCTCAAGGACTCGCGACTCTCGGGCTCCCGATTCTTCTCCCTCGTCATGTTCGCCGAGATGTCCGGGAAGGTGGCGCTCTCGCTGAACCGCCGCCCCGGTGCGTACCCGTCGATCGACATCCTCGGGAGTAAGGTGCAGAACGGCCAGCTTGCGAAAATCAACGAGGAAGACCTCGACCCCGAGCGGTCGGTTATCATCAAGACCGGCGGAGACGGCACCGACTCGGATGAGCCGACTACCCGCGTCGGCCTCGTGCTCACCGAGTGTGAGTCGTACGACCGCGCCCTCAAGGACCTCAGGCGGTCCAATTACTACGGCGCCCGCATCACCCCCACCTGGAAGACCGACAGCGACTCCGAGACTTCGGCGCTCACTAAGAGCCTGCAGAAGTCTGGCTGGAAAGTCGGACAGGGTTTTATCGGGAAGGCGGTTCTCACGTTCGCTACCCCGGGGACCGGCGCGACCGACAACCTCGCGCGCGAGCTCGCCGCCGACGCGAAGACCATATCGTCCGTCACCGCCGTCCCTGTCCACTGGCTCGGGCATACCGATCTTATGAGCAACCGCGCCACCGCTGACGATCTCTACCAGACCATCTCCAACGGCACGAGCCGCGAGCGGACCCTTATCGCTGAGGGTCTCTACGAGCTGATCGTCAAGGCGCAGACCATGTACATCGACGCGGGCGGGACCGACATAGCCGCGGTCAACCGCGACTTCACCGTCACGATACCGTCGGTCGACTATGGCCGATTCGAGTCGATGGTCCGGGGTCTCTCGCTCGCGTACGGCGACAAGATCATCAGCGCCGACGACTACCGCGCGTTCATCCCTGGCATCGACCCGCTCGAGACCAAGAAGGCCCTCGCACAGCAGTCGGCCGACGACGTCCAGGACATCCTCGACGACCTCGACAAGGCGGGAGGAGACAACGCGGACGACACCGACACCGGCGACGCCCCGGCGGTACCTGTTATCCAGGGAGAAGTCGCCCCGACCGACGTCCAGCAGGCCGCGCTCAACGGCGCACAGATCGCCTCGCTCAATAGCCTGGCGACGGCCGTTTCAAACGGATCTCTCCCGAAGGCGTCCGCGATAGCGATCGCCAGCGCCTCGTTCCCTACCGTATCACCTCAAACGATCGAAAAGATATTCAGCCCCATCAAGGAAGGAGGCAACCGGAATGCTTCTTGAGATACAGGCGAGTAACGCCAAGATCAGCCCCGAGGAGGTGCTCGCTGCGCTTCCCGATTCCGTCCGCGAGAAGGTCCGGGGCAAGAACGCCGCCGTCTACTGCATCGGGGAGGAAGGCACGAGCCGCCCCCGCGAGGTAGGCCGTTCCGGTAACCTCACCCTCCGCTGGCCCCGCGCCGTGATCCGCCGTCTCGCCGAGGCCGCCTCCGGAGCGAAGCTCTTCGAGCGTCACGGGAAGGACAATAGCCACGACGGGCGCAAGCCGCTCGGGGAGATCGTAGGCTCATTTACCCGCCTTGTCGGCGACAAGCTACAGGCGATCGCAGTCGCGCTCATGCCGGAGGCCCGGGAAGACCTGGACGTCTGCTCCATCGAGGCGGACGTCGAAGCATCAGGCGACCTCGTCGGCGACGTGGCGAAGGTATCGGGCCTCGCCCTTTCATCCTCGCGGGTGGACAGCCCCGCGTTTGCGGGCGCCCAGCGCCTCGCGACCTTACAGTGCTTCGAGCCGGGCGTAGACCCGGACGGAAATAAAAAGACCGGGAAACCCGGAGAGGGAGAACCACACATGCCTACGTTCCAGGAAGTAAAGGATTTCATTCGGGATCACGCCGTATACCCGAACCAGCTGTTCACGATCGAAGACCTCAAGAACGATCGCGTATTCGGAGTGACGCTCACGGAGGGTGAGAACGCAAAGAAGCGCGTGACCGAGCTCGAGACCGAGAACACCAACATCAAGAAACAGTTTGCCGATTCAGTCCGCGCGACGGAGGTCGCGGCCGCGAAGGGGCGCTTTGAGAAGCTCATCCCGGAAGGCGCAACGGACAAGCAGAAGCAGTTCTATCTCAAGCGGTTCGATCCGTCGAAGCTCGAGAAGCTCGACGACGCCGCGCTCAAGGCGCACCTCGAGGCGGAGGCCAAGGAGTACGCGGAGCATGCCAGGCTGTTCGGGGTCGAGGATCCCGCACAGAAACACACGCCGAGCACGAAGACCGGAGACGCGGGCGGAGATGACCCCGTCGAGGCCGCGCTCAAAGAAACCATCGGAGGATAAACCATGAGTATCAAACTCACCACGGGGAACTACAAGGAAGTTGAATTCGCCCCGTCGGGCGCGATCCTTAAGGACGCGTTCATTCCCGCCGCGACCATGGGCGGATCGCTCAACGGATTCGCGGGGATCTCGAACCTCTCCTCGGGGATCGCTGGGACCGTCATCGTCAAGGCCGAGAGTGCCGAAGCTACCAAGGCCGCCGCCGACAACCTTGCGTTCGCACCCGGCGAGATCGTGCGCTATAACGCCGTCGCCGCCAAGGTCACGAAGACCGCCAGCGACCCGGCCATCGGGTACGCGAAGAAGGCAGCCCTCGCCGCCGACACGATCGTCGACATCGAGTTCGACGGTGCGATGGGCATCGCCTCTGGCGAGTCCATCACCCTCTCGCAGATCACCGACCTCGCGAATCTGACCGTGACCATGTCGCAGGTCAGCGATCTCGAGGACCTTGCCTTTGCGGACCTTGCCGACGGTCCCACCGGCACGCCAACCAACAACGACACGCTCAAGTACGATGCAGCTACCAGCCGGTACGCTCTCGTCGCCGAGACCGACTAAGGCAAAGGAGAAAAAACCATGGGTGTCAAAGTATTGAAGTTCGACGCCGAGCGCGTCTTCGATGTCGTCTGTCACCGCCGGAACCATCCCGGCGAGGACTATACCAAGTTCAAGGTCCCGCTCAAGCCGGACCAGCAGGACGCGTTCATTCGACGCTCCATTCAGGCTTTCGTCCACGGCGTTGCTGACGTGAGCGAAGGCGGCATCATCTCTGTTCAGGCGTTCGCCGGATCGTCTGACCTGCCCCAGCTCACCAAGGACGTGTTCGACGTTACCACGAAGGCCGACAACTTCGACCTCGGGTGGCAGGACTCGTTCAAGGGCATTCCGCTCAGGAAAGGCCAACTCTCCTGGGAGATCACCGACGTTGAGCAGGCGATCACCTTCAAGGAGATTCCCGAGGGCGGAAAGGTCAAGTTCGGGCACCTCTCCGGAGACAAAGTCGTCGCGGACATCAAGAAGTATGGCGCCGGGCTCGCAATCACCTGGGAGATGATCGAAGGCAACAAGCTCTACGCGTTCGCCGAGGCTCTCGACGCGACCCGCGCGAAGCTCTACGGCGTGTGGGGCAATGTCCACTACGGCCTGCTCAATGCGGCCGCGTCCGCACACACCGTCTCGTGGCAGGGGACTTCCAGTGACAAGCAGATCGACCGCGACATCGCGACCCTGAACCAGGGCGCGTACGTGATCGGGAACGCGTGCAAGAACAAGGGGTACGGCGACACCGCCAACGCTCCCATGCTCCTGTACATCTCTCCCCAGCACAAGGCCCGCATCAATGCGGCTCTGAAGGCTGGACAGAGCGATGTCATCACCTCGGGCGGCGCGGGATCGATGCTCAACTGGCCGATCGAGGTCCGGTACACCTTCAACTCCAACATCACGGCGAACAAGGGCGTACTCGTCCTCCCCGGTCACAAGATTCAGAACTCGGTGTATCTCCGGGAGCTGGGCCTGTCACGCCAGGAGATCGAGAGCCTCAACGAGCTCCGCACGTACTGGACCGCGTTCGGTGCCGCCATCGGCGACGACGAGCAGTGCGCGCAGCTGTCGTTCACGTCCTAGAGCAAGGGGGATCCAGATGACCGTCGGAATCGATTCATGGGTAACGATCGCACAGGCTGACGCCTACTTCTCGACGCGCTTCGGCGCCTCGTGGTGGGCACCGTTGGTCAATGCGGAAAAAGAGGCCCTCCTCGTTACGGCGTTCAACTGGCTCCTCTATGACGCGGCGTTCGAGCTTTCTCCGGAAACGGACAGCCAGGACGTACGAGTAGCACAAATGGAGGCCGCGTACTTCCTGCATGATCATCAAGCGGAGTACGAAGGGCGCGCGGCCAATCTAGCGGGAGGCGTAACAAGCGTCTCCGCATCGAAGTGGAGCGAATCATACGGGACGCTCCAGAAGCCCGAGCTAGTACTCGCGGCGTTGAAACGCGCCGGGGTTTATATCGGCGGTGGCGGAATGATCGACCTTGGGGAGAGCGACTGATGAAGAATGACGCCTCGTTCCAAAAAAGCTTTACCTCCTCCTTCGGCTCGTATAAGACCGTGATCGAAAAATCGACGCGGCGCATTGTCGGGCTCGTCGATGAGGTTACGCGGAATCCGAAATCCGGGGCCGCATACTGGGACACCGTCGCCTCTACCATTGATCGTGAATACAACATCATGCTTGCCGCACTCCAAAAGTGGACTCGATCCGCGCTCCCGAGCGAATACCGCGATCAAATCGCCGACGCCGTAGAGACCATGGCAAAAGCAGAACGAATGACATTCCATGCCGCCGACGTGATCGCGAGCGTGGAGACGCGGAAAAGCATCGCCGCTATCACCGCCAAACTCGGACGGGACGCGGTTGCCGAAATGGGAAAGGCGATCCTTGACGGGAAAGCCGTCGTCACGCGACTCACGCGGGCGACTCAGCAGACCCTCCTCGACGAAAGCGTACTCGACTCCGCGCTCGGGAAGGCTTATGCAAACGGCGATATCTCCTCATTCGTCGATGTGCTCATGGAGACCAGGCCAGAGACGAAGGCGTGGCGGGATACCGTTATGAGTGGCCAGCTCGTCGAGGTAAACGGCCGGCACTTCTCGCCGGATTACTATGCCGAACTCATTGCCCGAACGCGGTTCCACGAGGTCCAGTCCCTCGCCACGCTCGACGTCGCGGAGAATGTAGGTTCCGACCTCGTTGTGGTTTCGAACCATAACACGACGACGCCTATGTGCCAGGAGCACGAGGGCGTCGTGTACTCAATATCGGGAAATGATCCTGACTTTCCGCCGCTCGTTGATTCGCCGCCGTTCCACCCGAACTGCCTCCACACCCTGCACGTAACGTTCAAGTGGGCGGTAAAGATGGGCGGCATGGGCATGAAGGGAGGCGCGGCATGATGTACCCCGATACCGCCCTGATAACGCCCGTCACGAGGAACCCAAAGACAGGGGTCGAGACGAAAGGAACGCCGGTCACCGTTCGGTGCTTCTGGGAAGAGAGCGAGCGGCTCATGTACAAGGCAGACGGGACGCCATGGCGCCGGGAGAATTTGTACTTCTTCCCGAGGGGAACCGAGGTCAAGGAGGGCGACTACGTGAAGCCGCTCACCCGTTTGGGAAGCGCCGTATCAGGCGTCGATGCAAAGGTCCAGGGCAAAGACATCGCCCGCGGGCTCGCCCACGTGGAGGTGTCCACATGAACCTCACCTTTAAGTTCGACGTAGGGCCAATGCTCCAGCAGCTCGCGGCGGTAGAGGCCACGCGCGAGGCCGATCTACGCTTCGCCCTCGCTCAGGCCGCCGTGCAGATGATGACCTGGATGAATACGGGATCCCCGAACGAGCCACTCAAACCGCCGATACGGTTCGGGACTCTCCGGGGCTCAGCTTCGGTGTTCGTCGGTTCGAAGCTCATCGGGATTGCGCCGAGCGAAGGCGGAGAGCCGACGCCCGCGACCGCGTACTCGGCGAACGCGAACATCATCACGGTCGTGTACAACACGTCCTACGCGGCAAAGATGCACGAGTGGAAAGGCGGCTGGGGTAAGTACACCAGGCAGGACGGGAGCGCGGGCGCGAAGTGGATCGAGAAACACATCGCGGCTGACGGCCCGCTCGCCATGCAGGGGATCGCGGAGATCCTCAAGGAGCGCGCGAAATGAACTACCTCTATAACCTCGCGGCATTTCTTGAAACAGAGATCCCCGGACTCGTCCTCGTATACGACGACTTTACCGAGGCTAGCCCCGAGGAGTGCACGCTGATCCGAGACACAGGGGGGACGTCGAGCGACGATCTCGACCGCGAGGATCACTCGGTCCAGTGCCTCTCCCGTTTCTTTGACAAACTCGCGGGGAAGGCAGCGATCGATTCAATATATGCCCTGCTTCGCAAGCAGTTCCATATAACGCTACCGGAGGTCACGCTTGACGGCGTGACGTACCCGGCAGTGGTGGCATGGCGGATATTGCCGAGACAGACACCGACGTATATCGGAGACGATGAAAACGGGAAGCAGCTGCACTCGGTCAATTTTGTAGTAACGATCAAATAGGAGGTCGACTATGTTGGGTGGCGTAATCGGGGGCGGTAGCTCCAAACTCGTCGCGGGTCCTCTCGGTGTTGTGAAGATCGGGTTTAAGGGGTTCGACCTCGGCAAGACGACCGCCGAGACGACCCTGAAGCTCGATCAGGACATCAAGGACATCATGTACCAGCAGGACGGAACGAAGGCGTCCGACAAGGTTCGCACGGGAGCGGTGATGGTGATCTCCGCGACGCTCGGCGAGGTAAAGACGAAGACTCTCGCGCTTCTTCAGGCGGGCATCTCTGCGGGGCACGCGTCCGCTGCGGACGATTTCGGGGTGCTCGGTCGTTCGGTGTATCAGTCCATGCGGGACAACGAAGCGGGCGCTGTGAAGGTAGCCGCCTGTTCCGCAGACGGGCTCGCTTCGGACGCCCCCGAAGACATCTTCTGCTTCTACGAAGCGTTCGTGACGCTCACCGGTAACATCGCGAACTGGGGAGCCGACGTGCAACGCGCCGTAGCCATCGAGATCACGATACCGTTCCACGCGTTCGCGGTCGGCGAATCGACCACGCACAACGGAGCGTTCGGGTACTGGGGTGATCCGACCGACTCCGACGTCCCCGCGATCGTGTGGCCCGATGTCGCGGCCCCTGTCGTGCGGAGCGCGTCGGTGGTCTCTGCGACCGAGCTCGACGTTACGTTCGACAAGAACGTGACCGAGCTGAACGCGCTTCTGACCGAGAGCAAGATCATCGCGGCGGTTGACGACGTATTCGTTGCGCCGTCCTCGGCCTCCGTTACCGGAGCCGTGCTTTCGCTCACCTTCCCATCCTCGACGTTCGCCGCGGGCGATAAGGTTCTTCTCAGCATCAGCGCAGACGTCGTAGAGGACGCGGCGCACAACCACAACGAGGTCGTGGCGTCTCGTATCGTAACCAACCCGCTCACTTGATAAGGAGCTCAGAAGATCATGATGAAGTTTCAGGCGAAACGCGTAACGCTCGACGTCGCGCTCGTGCAGCTCGACGGAATGGAGCGAACACTATCGGCCCCTCCGCTCAACGCGCAGCAGTCGGCAGAGCTACTTGACCGACTGATCCGAGAGGACGATGAGTTCGACAGCAGCCATAACAAGGCCGAAGCGATATACGGCGAAATGACAAACCACTACGACCGACAGCTCGCCGCTATCTATGGGACCGAAGAGGGCTACTGGAGCGCCAACTTCGACGGAACGACCGTTGCGAATGTCAAGCGATACGTGATCGACGAGCTTCTGGGCATGAAAAAAAAAGAGTAGAGCTTGAGCTGCTCGCGAGCGTCACGCGCGAAACAGGGTTGACGCTCGCGGAGGCTCAAGCTCTGGCCGAGTACCCTAATCCGGAAGTGTACTTCAAGGCGGTGGGGGAACGAAGGCGGCGTGAGCGGCTCGACTATATGATCGATACCGCAATCGCCGTTCGCGCGGCCTCTGCGACTAGCCAAGGGTTCAGAGAATGGCTGAGCGGGCTACAGGCCGAACGGCGGCGCGTTCCAGATGAAGCGCCTAAAACCGTGTTTGAGATGATGAAGGGAGTACGCGGGGAGACCGTGTTCGATCAGATGAAGCGGAGGAAGAATGGCGGGGCTTGACGCTGGATCGGCAAAAGGACAACTCGAACTCGATGTCGATGGGTGGAAGCAGGGCTTCGACGATGCTGCGAACGCTGCGAAGCGCGCGGAATCAGCCATCAATGGGACGATGGTGTCCGCCGGTAAAGAAGTCGATAAGCTAGGTACCGAGTTCAAGGAGACCGCCAAGGACTCCGATGCGCTCGGGAAGGCTTCCATCTCCCTCGAGGATAAGCTCGGCTCCCTCCTCGCGACCGCCGGGACCATGGCGACACTTAAGGCTGGGGTCTCCGCGATTATGGGATCAATGAATTCATGGGCCGAGGCAGAAGCCAGTGCTGACCGCCTGCGCGTGGCTTTGGAGTTCAGAGGCCTAGAAGGATCGCTATCGACATTCAACGAGCTGGCCTCGAAGCTCCAGACGATAACGGGGGTAAGCGACGACACGGTAAAGCAGCTCGCCGCTGAGTCCATAGCGCAGGGTAAGTCAGTTCAGCAAACCATGGACACGCTGAACGCGGCGGCGGCTTACGCGTCCGCGACAGGGATTGAGATGTCCGCTGCGTTCGAGATGTTCAACAAGACGCTGAGTGGCACGGCTGGCAGGCTCGGTCAGACGATCCCCGCTCTCAAGCAGTTCACCGAAGTAGAGCTACAAAACGGCGCCGCGATAGAGTACATCAACGCCGAGTACGGCGCGTTTACTGGCCAGGTTGGCAGCACGAAGATCGCGCTTTCCCGAATGAACGAGACCGTCGGCGACGCGAGCGAGACGTTCGGATCCGCCATGGCTCCTATGGTGCTGCTAGTGACCGACGCGATAACGGGCCTCGCCTCGGTGGTCGCGAACGCAGGGACCATTATGAAGACCGTCATGGCCGTCGGAGCGACCGCGCTCATGGCCGTCTTCACCGGGCTCGCAGTCAGAACCGCTATCGTCGCCGCCGCGAAGTGGGGCCTGTTCGGTGCGCAGATGGCCGTCAACGCAGCGACTGCGGTGGGGAATCCGCTCATGTGGGTCGGTATCGCGGCCGCCGTTGGAATGGTCGCCGCTACCGGAGCGCTGGTCGCCTCGAAGGTCCGCGAAGCGAACGCCACGAAAGCGGCATCTGTGGCTACCGCCGAGAATACGAACCGCGTGCGCTCTGCCTCAGAGGTCGTTGGGAAGTACGCCGGACAGCTTGACTCCTTCAGCGTCGCGCAGCTCAAGGCGGCTCGAGCCGAACTTGTGGCGGCTCAGTCTAGGGCGACGTATTCAGCCGAGATTGTAGCCATCGGGAAGAAGATCGCCGAAATCGATACGCTCATAGGGGAGAAGAACAAGGCCGCGTTCGAGGCCAGCGCCGCCGATCGATATAAAACCGCGATGGAGAGCGTCAAGAAAGCCATTGACGACACGATAACGGCCGAACAGAAGCTGGAGCGTGAGATAGAGGCCGTTGAAAAAATCAGGGGCGGAAACGCCGAAGAAGAGAAACAGCGGATCGCTGCTCTGGTGATAATGAACAATCGGTTATCGGAACTGAAGGCAGAACGGGCTAAGAAAGAAAAAGAGGAAAACGACGCGGCGCGCGACTCGTATCGCGCCATGATGAACGACATATTCAAGCTCATCGACGAACGAAAGGTAAAGGAATCTGAACTTCTCGGTAAGATCGAGAAGCTAGAGGCGCAAAAGACCGCGACCCAAGAAGACGAGGCCGCGCGACTTGACGCACTCGCCGTTCTTTATCAGCAGCTCGGAAGGGTTCAGGAAGAGATCGATGGCGTTTCTCTGTGGCAGGAAACGAGTTATGCTCTGCATGACTACATCGAAAAAGTAAAGCAAGGACAAGTCACGCTCAAGGGTCTCGCGAAGTTTATGACTTCCGCGACCAGCAGCTTATACAGCCAAGCGCAAGAGATCGTGTCGCAGTACTTCACGAACGAGCTTGCCGAAGTAGAAAACGCGTATGCACGCGAGCAGGAGGCTCTCGATAAGAAGCACGAAGACGGGCTTCTTTCCGATGAAGAGTATAAGGCACAAACGCAGGCGCTTGAAGAAGAAGCAGCAAAGAAAAAGAACGAGATCGCGGAGAAACAGTTCACCGCTGAGAAAGAGTCCAAGATCGCCAATATTTGGATGAGCGCAGCAGAAGCCATCGCAGGTTGGTGGTCCGCGAGCACTGATCTCGGCTATCCCGCAGGCCCTATCGTCGCTGGCCTAATGACAGCCGCGACGTTCGGAATGGCCGTAGAGCAGACGTCGCTCGTATCGAAGCAAGAGTACGTGCCGAGTTACGCCACTGGCGGAACACACGACGGAGGTCTCGCGCAGATCAACGAGCAAGGCGGCGAACTAGTTGATCTTCCCGATGGAACGGTTATCGTGCCGGCCGAGCTATCGGCACGGATAGCCGAAGATGCTGGTCGGGACGTAAGGCAGGAGTACACGATCTCCTTCCCTAACGCGGTTATTGAAAAGGGCGTTGACCTCGACGCTCTCGCCGAAAAACTCTCGCGGAAAATAGCCAAGAAGGTGCGCCGATGATTAGCTACTCCCTGCAATTGGAAGACGGAACAAAGTTCCCCATCAACGGAGAAGGCGCGACGGTTCAGCTCAGGCAGTCGGCGAGCTTAGGCGACTTCGCACATTCGAAGAAGTCGACCATCGTAGAGCGCAGTTACGGTGACGGTTCACTCAAGGTCGGCGTCTCGCGCTCCGGCGCGAGCTCAATGCAGCTTTCCATGGATCTTTCTTTCCTCGATAACGGAACCGCGAGAATCTTCCTGAACAATATCCTCGCGTACGCCCGAGACGCTGTTTATCTAGTTGACGAAACAAACTTCCTTCGAACCAGAATCGACATGAGCGAGCCCTCCGTAACGTGGGACGACGGTAGCTATCTGCGGTCGGGCAGCCTTAGCATAGTCTTCGTTCAATTGATCCCTTACTGGGAGTCCACGGCAGAAACGACAGCGGAGCAAGCAGTCACCGCGATCGTTCCAGTAGTGGTGCCTCTGGATAACACGGGATTCGCGGACACTCCTTTCATCGTCGACGTTGCTGTGGAAACGGCGTGCGCTTATGTAGAGATTCAAGATATCGATGTCGGCACGATTCTTCGCTTCGACTCTGCTTCGTTCGGCGCGTCCGGTTTCTCTACGCTGCGAATCGACAACGACAAGGGCTCAGCTATCCTGCTGAACGACGACGGAGTAACACAACTCGACGTGATCGCGAGCGCGTCCGACGGTTCCGGGTTCTTCAATCTGCGCCGTGGCGTAAACGAGCTAACGATTCGAGCAGAGCAGGACGCGACATTCTCGTTCTCGTTTAGAAAGAGGTACTTTGTATGAACCCTCTTTCGTTGGTTATTAAGAACGAGACCGGCGATATCGTGACGACGCTTTCCGTAGGCACGGAGAGAGGCGCGCTGCTCGCGTTGTCGTTCGAGATGGAGCGCATGGGCGGCGTCGTGAATGCAGAGTTCAACATCGCAGAAGGTCTAGACGTGCCGTTCTTTATAGGCAATCCGGTCACGGTCGTGTACAACGGGGAAGACATTCTAGGCTTCGACGTTAAGAACCCTCCGGACAATCGCGGAAAAGATGGCCTTGTTCTTGTCGAGTGCTCGGGATATTGCGAGCGCTTGAAACGTGCCGTCTCATCTACCACATTCACCGGTGCTACGCTTACGGCGGCTCTTACGTCCCTTGCGACGCTGGCCGCTTCTGTCGGCATTACCATCGACGCTGCTCATCTCACGCTTCCCGCGACCACTATCACCTCGATGGAATACGAGGACACCGCTATATACGACATCGTCGACGACATCGTCGACATGGCGAACGGCTCGGCTGGGGAAGACGTTTACGCCTGGGACATCACCGTCGATCGCTATCTCCGGGTATACGACACGCGAAGCATCGCAGTTCAAGCTATGTACGAAGGCTTCCACTATCAGGCCCCCGAAATAGATACCGCGTTCGACGACATGGTCAACGTGCTCAAGCTGTGGAGAAAACTTTCGACAGGCTCGGGGAAAGAATACGTCGATACGTACGAGGACGCCGAGTCACAGGATACCTACGGCGTGTACGAGGAACGGCTCGATCTGGATTATTACGCGTCGAACGCTGACTGCGCGGTGCTCGCGAGCGGCGTACTCGCAAGAACTGCTCAACCTCAGCGCCGCGTGACAGTCAACTCGATCCCGGTGGAGCTCAGCGCCGCTTCTCCTGGACTTCTATTTGGCACGTACGCGTTGTTCTACAGTCCTAAGATGATATGGAAACGCCTGTTTTCAGGTACCGACGAGGGCGTGTTCGACCTATCCTTCGCGAGCGGAACTACCGTGAGTGTATCTCCGGCTTCGCTCATCGGCAGGACCTCGGTAAAGTGCGCGTTAAGCGCGGCCGCTTCGGGATACGCCGCCCTTCATTTCGATCCGTCAATTCTGTTACCTAGAACGATTCGGATCTACGCGAAGGCTCCCGCTGGGACTCAGATGATACTAGGGCTTATCGACAATAACGGAGACGGCCTGTCGTATCCGGTGACGTTCGATGGCGACTGGATGCGATTAAGCGTGAACTACGAAACGTCCGTCGCTGAATGTGCGTTGGCGTTGAAGCGCGATAGCGACGAAACGAATTACGTGGTAGCCATGCGCAGAGATACGGATGAAACGGATTACGCGATCACTTTATTAAACCGAAACTTCATAGCGGCGCTAAGCGAGATTCGCTTTCACTGGGTAACGCCGTCGGTGGATATCTACGTCGACTACATCGACGTTATCTCGAAGCGATGGGAACGAGAAGACGTGCCGTTGAACCGAGCGAAGTACCTGTTAGAGAACAACGCATTGACAGCGGAAGCGGAGTTCGGAGGGAAGCGATCCACGACTACTGACGAACTCACAGAAATGTGGACGACGATTAGAAGGAGAACGAAATGATCGATACCCCATCAAAGGCTCTGTATCCTAACGAGTGGACACCTGCTACCGACTTTAAGCCTGGGGACTTCCTCGCGCTGCTAAAGGCGAGCGGATACGGGAATGGCCTTGGCTTCGATGTTCTTCGGCGTGACTTGGTTACTCGCTATATCTTCGTAGAAGCGTCGCAGACTGTGGACGTGTCGACTACGACGGGAGACTTGGTTATACGTATTCACGCTTCGGGCATTTCCTCCGATCCTCCGGTGGAGATCGTTGTTGACGGACTTCTGCAAGAAGGTCGAATAATGACCGTTTCGTTAGACCGGACATCGGCGCGCTCTGTTCTCCTTACCGTAGGCGGACTGACGTATCGATTGAGCGGATCGGTTGCGGGAGCGGACTTTGCGTTTACGTCGGGGGAAGGCGTGATCCGCTTTGTTTCTTTGGGCACCTCGTGGGACAGACCCTCTATGTTTGCTCGGGTGCTTGATGGAGATACTGTCTATGCGAATACGCTCGTAAACCTTGAATACGCTCAGTTTACCGGGGCAAGTGTCACAGTCGATACCGGCGTCGTGTTCACGGTCAATTCCGATCTAGGCATGGCGAGCAACGCGATAATGAAGCCCTCGCTCGGCGTGAACGGGTCGTACACCGTATCTACCGGAAATCCGGTAACACTGCCCGCAGGTTTTTACATGGGGTCTTGGGATGGTACAGAGGGAGGCGGAAACACCCGTCAAGTTCAGATCTACAACGGTGTCAGTTGGGTTCCCCTGTACGCTAGTGCGGCGTCGAACGTCGCCTGTTCGTTTTATGCGAACTCCATTAGAACAAGGCTCGTTGCGACGGGTTCTTCGTTCACGTTTCGGTTTATCAGATCTTAAGAGGGGGCGGTGTCATGGCTTTATTCGAGGAGAAGAGAAAGTACGTAGACAGATTAACCGGAGCCGATCGCATTCTTGCGAAAGGATACGCGTTGATCCATCAACGCACTGTCCAGAAAGAGCAGAACGGACAGTCGTTTGTGATCGTAACCCTGCTCGCCTTCTACGACAAAGAGGAGACGAATCAGGGCGAAGAGCGAGAGTTCGCGAACGCAGCCTACAAGCGTGAAATCGGTTTCGCTGTTCCGGCCGATAAGACCGGCGTAGCGGACCTGTATCTGCAAGTGGAGTGGGAGTTAACCAGGCAAGCGTTGGAACAGGCCAAGGCAACCACCTCTGAATTAGAAGAGGCGCGTAAATACTTCTTAGGCGAATAAGGAGACATCATGACGGAGAAGGTGTACATCATCGGAATCTTAGCTCTCGCTGGCGTAGCGATTTTTATGCTCCTTCTCCTGAAGTTTGGGAAGGGCAAGATCACCGCGAAACTAGGCGACAAGAACGTCGGGCTCTCGTTCGGTGCAGCCGGAGAGGCTGACACGCGCATGAAGCAGATCGCCGACTACATGATCGAGAAGCTCTGTACGATCCGGCAGCTGTATCGGACCGATTTCCTGCAGCTCGTAAAGTGCGCGGGGTGTGATGAGGCCTTGCTCATGCAGATCGACGACTCGCGGTTTGTCGACCAGATGCTCGGGAACATCGTCTTCTCGGGGAACGGGATCAAGTCGATCAAAAGCATTCTCGAAAGGGTGTTCCTCTCGGGCCAGTTTCTCTCGATGCGGGCCGACGTGTTCCGCGACATGATCGGCGAGGCGATCGTCGAGAACGCCAGGATCTACACGAACGATCACTACTTTAACGAGGTGATTCTCGGAGATGGGACCAGGCACGCGCGGTGCGTTTCTCAGACCGACTGGGTTGACTCGCAAGCAAAACTCCTCCCCGACGTCATGGAGAAGGTCGACGAGATTGTCGACTACGCGCGTAGCCTCTACGCAAAGGATGGTGGGAAATGAAAGTGATCCAGGCATACCTTACCCCGAACGACTTCTCGCGCCCCGGACATCCGCTTCGAGAGAAGAAGGGGATCGCAATGCACTATCTCGAGAACGACGGTCAGTCCGCGCGCGCATGCCGTGACTTCTTCGAGTCGCTCAAGACGCAGGATTCCACCGACAACGATCCCGACCGCTCGGCCTCAGCCCACGAGATCATCGACCATAACGGCGACGTGTACCTCACCGTTCCGACGACCGAGAAGGCGTACCACTGCGGATCCTCGCGGATCGACCCGGCCTCAGGGAAAATCTATACCGACCTCGCTCGGAAGATGCTCGGCGACTATGCGCGGTTCCCGGACCGGACAAGTCCTAATTCCTGCCTCATCGGGATAGAGATGTGTCATGGCGCGGGCGGCGCGTTCACTGACGCAACGATCCAGTCCGCGATGGTCCGCGCGGCGCGACATTGCATCGACTTCAACCTCGACCCGCTCACGCAGATATTCATGCACGAAGAGATCGTTGGCTGGAAAAAATGCCCGCTCTACTGGTCGCGACACCCTGCACTTTTCGTGGCGTTCAAGCAGGACGTCGCGCGAATCATAGCCGCCGCTTACATGGAGGCCGGATGCGTGTAAAAAAGGGCGACGCCTACGTCATCTGCATGATCGCCATCGTGACGCTCTCGGTGCTTGCGGTGCTTGCGGCTGCCCCGGACGCTAGGGCGGCGACCATCGCGGCCATCTTCCCGGGGGCGATCCTCGGTGTGGTCGGCGTGACGACGTCCTTCATCGCGGGGAACGTCGCAGATAACGGGGTCAAGGGGCGGTTCTACAATGCGGCGCTCGACACGCAGTTGAAAGAGCCGCGTGTCGAAGTAAGTGGATTCAGTTCGATTGGAGGGGATCAATGATAAAACTGCTGGACAGATTCAATGAATGCGCAGCATCGCGCGGATATAACCAGACGCGCTGGAAGGTCGACTGGAAAATCGTTGGAACGACGATGTATTTCAGGCAAACGGCCGAGCCGGAAGACTGGGTACGGAACATACTCGCGGCGATCCCCTTTCCGGCCAGGGTCGGTCGACGCTGGCTAATCGTTCCGCTCGGGGCCTTGCTTGGCTGGCTCGAGGTCAAGAAGATCGTTCGCGAGAATCCCGTCGAGTTGTACATCGGCTATTCGCAGGGCGGCTGGTACGCGTCCTATTCGAGCCTCGAGATGGGCAAGAAAGCGAACACCTTCGGATGCCCCGGACTCATGCTCGGCAATTCTTCCGCCGTCGACGTATTCGAGAACGTGGTCCACTACGAGACCCCGATCGATCTCGTAACCCGCCTCCCCCCGTGGGCACGGAAGGGAAAGAACGTGCGAATTCTCACGCGCCCCGCAACGCGTCCCGACCATATCCCCGAGGCACGCTGGGCGCTCGGGCATGAGCCGGACGAGTACCGGCAGAGGTTGACCCCATGACCCGCGCGCTGATACTGGCGATCGCAGTCCTCGCGCTCGCCTCCTGCCAGACGGTCCCGGGCACGATCGACACGGGGGACGTCATCGAGTCCCAGGCGGCCGTGACGAGCGGGGCCGCGACGGTCTCCTCGGGGGCCGCATCGGTCGCGTCGGAGGCCGACCACCTCGCCGCGGGTCTCGCGCAGGCCGCGACAGTGGACCCCGCCCTCACTACACTCGCCGAGGAGAGCGCCGCCCATGCCGTCACCTCGCGGCGTCACGCCGAGGAGGCTCGGGAGCTCTCCGTTGCGGTCGCGCGGGCGAACCGATCCATAGTTGACTACGTCCGGGACGCCGAGGCAATGGGGCGGAAGCTCTCCGACGCGCTAGTCGACAAGGAGCGGTACAAGGGCCAACGGAACACGGCGTGGGCGATCCTCGCAGGGCTCGGGGCGCTCATCACGATCGCGGTGATACTCAAGATCAAGGGGCTGTTTTTTTAGACTCCGAGCTCGCCCAGTAGCGCATCCTGCGCCGCGTACACCTCGGGGAACATCTCCGGCCTCCAGTCCGTATAGACCGCCGTCATCGTGCCGCGGCCTTCGGAATGCCCCATGACCGCCCGGACCTTCGCGGGCGGGACGTTCTGGGCCATGAGCCAGGTGTTAAAAAAGTGCCGGAGGGAGTGGAAGCAGAGCCCGGGGGCCTTTGGGCTCCGGCGCTCGAGCTGCTTCGTCACCGTGGAGGGCGCGAACGGCGTCGGGGAGCCCGGCATCGTGAAGACGAACCCCTCATCCTGGGAGTTCCACCGCTTCGGGATCTTCGCCCCGGCGTCTAGGGCATCGATGAGCATCGCGTAGAGCGCGGGAGGGATCGGTACCTTACGCGCCTCCTTAGTCTTAACTGGGGCGAGGCGATCCCGGGCGAACTGGTCGCGGACGTCGATATGGTCCGGAGAGAGGGTCTCCCGGCGGATCGCCCGAATCTCCGAGAACCTCATCCCCGTCGCCGCCCCAACGAGGCAGAAGAGCCTCACGAGGCGATTCTCCCAGTCGGCCGTCATGACGGCGCGCACCTCATCGAGGGTGTAGGCCCGGCGCTTGGACGGGGCGACGAAGAACCGTTGGACGCCCCGGAACGGGTCCGCGGCGATCGTCCCATCGGCGAGCGCCCAGTCGGTCATTATCCGCAGAGTATCGCACGCGCCGTTGATCGTCTTATTCGAGAGCCCCTTCCCCTGCATCCAGAGGCGGAATTCCTTCACCCGCGACGGCTTGAGGTCGACCATCTTCACCGGCCCGAAGAACGGCACGAGGTAGAGACGGAGGTGCATCTCGAGGCTTTCGAGGTACGCGCGCGCGATCGCGGGTCTCCCCGGAGCCCCGGAGGCCATCCGATCGGCGAGCCAGGCACACGAGCCTAGAATGAACCAACCCTCGGCGTATCGTGCGAAGGTCTCCTCCTTCGGGTGTAGCAGGGTACCGGCAACGAGGAGCCCGGTGCAGTACTTAATCGCGCGCGCGCGCGAGGTTGGCCCCGTCGCCTCGATCCCGGTCGAGCGCGGAACGGTTCGGACGTCGCCGTCGTAGGTCCGGTAGTACCAGACGCGGCGCCCAGTGGAGAGGGTGCGGGGGAAAATGGTGAAGTCAGCGCGGAAACGAGCCATACAACGATACCCATTTGGTATCATTCTGGCAACAGGCGGGAAAGTTGACCCCGCAAGTCCTTGTGGTGAAAGAACTTGCGGGGATCGATTAGCTGGGCAATACTGGGATCGAACCCCCGCCGCTGCCAGAACTGCCGCCACAAGAGGCGGTACTATATAGAAGAACGCATAGGCGCAAGAGCGCCGCGAACCGGGCCAACCGGGCTGAATTGGTCACACGGTTGGTAACGTGGTAACACGCCCGATTTTGCACCCCTTGGGGCTACTCGTCGCGGATCGAGTATTTTTTCCCGTTAACGACGAGAGATACAATTCCATCGCTGTTCCTCTCAATAGTGCCAATAGATACGTTCTGTAGCGTCTTGATGGTTTTCGGCTTTACAGTTAAATCAGAACCGTATTGTTCGATCGTAAGGCCTCCATTACCTGTATCACCAACGTAAACATTATACCGTTGGAAGTTTCCAAAAATGTCTTTGAGTAAAAAAACATACTCGGTTCCGTCTAGATGGAATTTTCTGGTTATTTTGTTTGCATAAATATATCGTGTGCATGATGAAACCATAAAAACCGAGACGACCAACACAACCCCAAAAAAGAATCTCCTCATATGTTTCTCCTTAAAAAAACCGAAAATCGACCAAGATAACGTTCGAATTATTCAATTTCCTCCAGTTTTCCTATACTCGGGAATTGCTTCGGCAACCATATTAAGCTTGCGAGTCTGCATTGCTTCGGCGGTTGCTAAAAGAACTCCAATGTCTGTCTCCTCTATAGAATCGATGAGCCTAACCAGTTTTGCGTGCTCATAAGATTTTATTTTAGTAGTCGCAGTACCAGAATCGCCATAGGCAAGCCAATCTAATGAAACACCGAGCACTGGAGCCAAAGAGGTAAAAACCTTATATGACGGAGCCGTTCTACCAGATTCGATAGCTCCTATCTGATTAGGACCAACGCCAAGTTTTTCACCAAGCTCCGCCTGCGTTAACCCAAGAGACTCTCTCTTTAACCGAATGCGTTCACCAAGACCCATCTCTTAAGTATCGCCATAATCACATTGTTATTGTGAAAAGTAAACAAAATAGCTTGACACCACGATTACAGTGTGCTACCATCACAATTACTAAGTATCGCCATAATCACATTGTTAGGACGACGGACAGCCGCGTACCCGCTACGCGACTACGCGGACAATCCGCGAAAGGAGAAAGAGGATGGAAAAGTTAAACCCGTGGGGAATCGAGATTGGTTTTCAGGAAAGGGAAAGAATCCGCTTAAATATCATTTCAGAGACTACAGGAGAGATTCGGCAAATAACTCTTGATGTCGACGATATCGCGGCTATTCATGTTCTGGAAAATCAGCGTATTAGAAAAGCCGCAGAAATTATCGACGATGGCACTGAAAACTCAAAAAACCTTGACGATTTAATCGGGTATATTCCCGAAGAAGCGTACGAGGAATCCTAACAACTGCTTCAACCTGACACCTTTGGTGCAGGTTAAGCAAGTGTTATTGTGAAAAGTAAACAAAATAGCTTGACACCACAATTACAGTGTGCTACCATCACAATTACAGTGTGTTTAGGGAGAAAAATGACAGTACGGATAGGCAGCTACAAGTTGAGAAAAGCTGGAGAAAGAGGTGCCGTCCTTGAGATTCCCCGCGTCTGGAGAGAGGACGTTGGTGCTAGGACAGGCGACATGCTTGACGTTTTACGGGACGAGTCGGACCGGCTCATCGTGGTCCCCTCGGCGAAGAAAGGCGGAGGTGAGGCATGACGAACGCACTCTCCGCTTGCTCGCCAGATTTGGCGAGCAAGAAGTGCTTTACCCCGCAATCGGGGAAAAGGGGGATCGCGGCATGACGACGAAAGAGATCGCGGACAATATGTCCTCGGAGGCAGGACAGAATGGCGTGCCGACAAATTCTCTCATCGTAGTATCCGAGATCAACGGGAAGCAGTCCGTCAATGCGCGTGATCTTCATGCGGCTCTGGAATCGAAGTCCGCGTTCAATGACTGGATAGCTCGTCGAATTGAATCCTACGGGTTTAAGGACGGGCAGGACTTTTACTCATTTTTGAGTGAAAGTACCGGCGGTCGCCCGGCGGTCGAGTACGCTCTTTCTGTCCCAATGGCGAAAGAGCTGGCCATGGTCGAGAACAACACCAAGGGCCGCGAGGTGCGTCAGTACCTCATTCAGCTCGAGAAGGCATGGAACACACCCGAGCTCGTCTTCGCACGGGCCCTCCAGGCCGCGAACACCCTCATACCTGACCAGGTGCGCCGGATCGCCGAGCTTAAGCCGAAGGCCGAGTTCTTCGACCAGGTCGCATCATCCAAGACCGCCGTATCCATGCGCCAGGTCGCGGCCGCGCTCAATATCCCCGGGTGGGGACGGAACAAGCTCTTTGCGTTCCTTCGCGATCAGAAGATCCTCGGGCAAGACAACCTCCCCTACCGTGAGTTCCAGGACATGGGCTTCTTCCGCGTCATCGAGCAGAAGTGGTCTCGCGGCGGCGAGGTCCACGTCAGCTTCACCACGCTCGTCTACCAGCGCGGGGTGGACTACATCCGGAAGCTGATCGCGCGCCTCGAGCGGGTTGCGGTCCGCCAGGCCGGCAAGCGCCTGCAGTATCTCGTCCGTTGTCATCGGCCCCGGATCCTCCGCCAGGTGCGCCGGATCCGGGATCCGACCGTCTCGCGCCAGACGCGGTTTATCCCGTCGCTCTGCGAACAGTTGTCGAGCGGGCAGCTTTTCGACGGGCCATTGAAGGCGCATCCATAGCACGACGGATCGTAGAACGGCCACCACTCGACGAGGCGATAGGTTCGGCCGCATGAGGTAAATAGTTTCATTTTCATTTTTCACAGCTCCTTGATACAAGTAAAAATCATTTCCGCAATCTGCGGTACTATCGAGTTACCGAGGCATTTAAGTCGGTCCACCCGAGAGGGATCGCGTCGGGGAATCGTTTTGTATAGACTTTGATTGCATAATCGTCAACCTCCGAAAAATAATGCGCGTCGAACTTCATGCCCGCCCATTCAGCGCCGAGAGCAAAACCGCCGATGCCTGAAAATAGATCAAGGAAATTCATATCACCCTACTATGACGGTCATCCCTGCGCTCCCTGGTCCGGGCCCTTTTCGGACTGCTTGACGAGGAGCGCAGCCTCGGCCATGACGGCGGCGTGAAATTCCTTGAATTTCTCGGAGAGCCCGCGCTGCTCGACGAATTCATAGAGCAGGAAGTAATCCCGGGCCGCCTGCAGCTGCTTGACGATGTTTTCGTCAAGGAGTTTTTGAAGCTCGATGTCCGAAAGGTGGATTTTCCGGCGGTAGTAGTAAGATCCGACGTTCCTAAGCAGGTTCAGGAATTTGTCGGTCGCGGCGACGGACTCGGTAAGGGCGATTGCGATCTCGGGGATCGTCTTTTTTTCTGCTTTCATGGCTCTGTAGCTCCTTTGGTTTTCCCCTCTGAGCGAAGCGAGAGGGGGTCTAAAATCGATTTTCCCCCGCCCGGGCGTCTACGCGGACGTCCGGGCAGGAAAGTCCTAAAATAAGTCGGTTTTTCCGTCCGGGAAGCCCTCGTCGGGGAAGTCGTCATCGTCCGGAAAATCTGGCTGACTCGCGGCCGCCGGGGGCGCAGAGGGGGCTCCGGCGCGCGCCGGCCACTCGCCGCCGGCCGGCCGGCCGGCATACGGCGCCGAGGCGCGGGGAGGCGGCGGGGGCGGATATGCGGCCGTCCCGGTGGTAGTATATGGCGAGGAACTAGCAGCCGCCGAAGGGGCGGGGCGACTATAGCGGGACGGCGCGCTCTGAGCCGGCGCGCGATCGCCGGCGCCGGCATTCTGCCCGGGCTTCCAGGTATCGACCTCGACGGTATGCGTCTCCCCGTAGGTTCCGACCGTGCGCCGGCGGCCTATCTTCAGCCGGATCATCCGGCGCCCCGAGCTCGAGGCGGTGAACCCGTATACCTCGGCATGAGAAACTAGCTCGTCAACCGGGATCGTGACCTCGATAATCGAGCCCCCGTCGTCGAAACGTTTTTCTTTTCCGGATCCGCAATACACCTTGTTGTGCCGCTTGGGATAGCCATTACGAATTCTGTAGGACCGAACTTTACGCCATAATTGATAGCGCGAGGGGCCCCTCCTTCGGTTAGCATATTTTCCACTCGGAGTTGATAACTGCTGGAGTCGTCTCCACCACTAGACGAACACCCCATAAACAGAACGGCAAAGACAAGAGCGAAAAGCAAGATTTTTTTCATGTATTCCTCCTTGGTGGATTTTACCACTCATTAACATACTCGGCCATTCCGAAAGTCGAAGTAGATGATATTTGAGTTTTTCGCGCTTTTTATGTTTCCCCATACGCCGCTTCCCCTTCTGCCGCCCCCAAGCCTCGCCCGGGCGACGATCCGGCGACGGCCTCGATCTGGGTATTGACCGTCGCGAGGGTAAGCTCGTCGAGTCGGTCGAGGTTCTCGAGGGCCTGCCGGTGGCGCCGCGCGAGGGCGAGAAGGCGCATATCCTCGTAGTGCCGTGACGAATCATTCCCCGTCGCGAGGTATTCTACAGTCACATTGAGGGCGTCCGCAAGCGCTAACGCCTTCAAAACTCGCGGCTCTTGCTTTTTCGATAGGGCTGCACGAAAAGCACCTGGATCCATCCCCACCTTTCCCGCTACCCATTCCTGGGTAGTGTTCTGTTTGAGGATCTCTTTCTTTACCATTTCCCAAAAAACCATCACTGAAAGTATCGTCAAAAAAGATGCTTATAGGGTGCAATTTCCCCTTGACAAAATTGGTTATCAAGTGCATATTAAGAGAGAAGCATACCTAATAAGCAAAGTTGGAGGGGTTTGTGAGCGCAATACGGATAGCAAGCAGGAGCATCCAGCAGAAGGGCGAGCGCGGCTACGTCGTAACGCTCCCGCCTCTCTGGGTTAAGGACCTTGGGCTCAAGGTTAGGGATAAGGTCGACTTCCTTCGCGACGAGCAGGACCGGCTGATCGTGGTCCCGGCGGAGAAGAAAACGACAGGAGGAGAACGATGAACAACGTCATCGCGTTCCAGGATTCCGGTGAGTCGACCGGGTTCGCCCGGCTGATCACAGACGACGCCAACGGCCAGTACGTCGACGCGCGGACCCTGCACGGTGCCCTCGAGATCGGGCGCGACTTCGCGACCTGGATCAAGGACCGAATCGAGAAGTACGGCTTTCTCGAAGGGGCCGACTACGCTGTTTCCCAATCCCCCAATTTGGGGATTGGCGACGATGGGCATACCGGAGGAAAGCCGACCATCGATTACCGCCTTTCCCTCTCTATGGCCAAGGAACTCGCGATGGTCGAGAACAACGATCGCGGCCGCGAGGTGCGTCAGTACCTCATCAAGGTCGAGGAGGCCTGGAACACCCCCGAGCTGATCATCGCCCGGGCGCTCCAGAAGGCAAACGACCTCATCGTCGCCCAGCGGTCCAGGATCGCGGAGCTCAAACCGAAGGCCGACTTCTTCGACCAGGTCGCCTCGTCCCAGACGGCGATATCCATGCGCCAGGTCGCGGCCGCGTTGAACCTCCCTGGGTGGGGCAGAAACAAGCTCTTCGCGTTTCTGCGCGTCAACGGGGTACTCGACGAAAACAACCTCCCCTATCGCGACTTCCAGGATCGCGGCTACTTCCGCGTCATCGAACAGAAATGGGCGACGCCGGGCGGCGAAGTGCACGTCAATCTGACGACGCTCGTCTACCAGCGCGGCGTCGACTTCATCAGGAAGATGATCACGCGCGCAGGCGCGGAGGTGACCGCATGAAGTCCTCCGGCGCGTCGAACGGAACCCAGGCCGACCTTACCCCCGCCGTGCGCGAGCTTCTTGACGACCTCGGGGCGATCGAGTCGGTGGCGGTCTCGGTGATGGACACGGTCGCGAGCCTTCGGGGCCGTATCAGGGCCATGAGCTCCGCCGACTTCGGGGAGCTGGTCGACATCGCCGAGATGGCGAAGCGCCTCGGGATCAGCCCGAGCACCCTCTCACAGGTCGCGCGCGAGCATCCCGACCGGGTGCCGAGCTACACGTTCGGCTCGTGCGTTCGCTTCTCGCCCCGCGAGGTCCTCGAGGCTTCCAGGCGGAGGGCGCGGTGACGTACCGACGGCTTCGCGCGGACAAGCAGGCGTCGGGCGGCTGGACCGTTCGCGCCCTCGGGATCAGCTTCCCGAGCCTCGGCCTCGCGATGGCCGCTATAGACAGACTAATCGACGGCGCGTCGCGCCGGTAACAACACGGCCCGCCCGGGGCTGGACAATACCGGGCTGGTATCGGACGGCAGGCGAGCGCCGGGGAACCGGCGAGAGGGACCGAACGGGGCGTGGTGAGGGCGAAAGCCCTGCCCCAGGTCGAAGGAGGGACGGGTGAAGAAGGTCATTGACGGCGCGATCGTCGTCATGCTTCTTGCAGTGATCGTTTTCGTGTGGCTGGTTTCCTCCGGGGTGGTCAAGTGATCCCCCCGAGGGACCGGCCCGCATCCTGCGCGCGGTGCGTTCACCGCGGCAAGTGTTCGGGATGCAAGGCCGCCGGGGTGTATAAGCCCGCAGGCAAGTAATGAGGAGGACCTTTCCGGGTCAGCATCTACACCCGGAAGGGCCCTCGGGTCC